GTGCATATATAGCCCCACGCTGCGAGGCGAGGAAAGCTATGTTAGTAGCGTCCTGCACAAGTCCATAAATAATGACGTCGTCGATCAGACCGGACCACGGCTCGGTCCCATTGGAGTAAGCACCGATATTCCAATTCCCTGTGCTGTTTGGTATAGAGGAAAACGTACCACCAAACAAACTCCGAGACACGGACTGAAGTACTCCGTTTATGTACAGCCTTACTTTGTTCGTGATGCCAGATAAAGAGTTGTCAAACGTCACAGCCACATGAAACCAGGTATTTAGTGTCAAAGCTGAGGTCGTAATAGCAGTATCGTAATCACTAGACGACGAGGCGTAAGCCTGAAACCAAAGTTTTCCTGCGTCTGCTCCGACACCTACACCGAAAATAAACTCTCGATTATTGGCACCTCCACCACTGGTATATTTTCCGACGATGGTACGGGGGATTGAAAAAGAAGTAGGATACACCCATGCCGACAATGTCAGTACACCAGACGCCCCCGACTGGGTTTGCAACGCAGCGGAATCTGTAATCGCTATGTAATCATTCGTTCCATCAAACGAATACGCCAGCGGAGATCCTGATCGCGTTGCACCATTGGTCAGCGTGCCATCTTGCGTGCCGTCAGCCGTAAACTGATCCGATGCAGCGGCCCCGGCATCAAGCATAGCATAATAGCCAGCGACTGGCAGAGTCGTGCGAAGTGAAGGATACTTGTAGCTTCGCGGTGCCACCGATTTATAAGGATGTCCGCCCGGAAGATTCGCCGTCATGCCCCACTTATGGGCTAAATAGCCTTCGACTTTTTCGATGTCACCTGAAGACAGTATAGACGTAACAACAACCACTTCAGAAATCGTCCCGGACCAGTGAGCCGAGGTGTTTGAGAAGCGATTCGCGATACCGCGCAACAATGTTGGATGTCGCGTGTTGGTGCTACTAAATGCTCCACGCGATGACACTGAGGTGTAATCCGCAGATCCATTCATCTTTCCGACGAATGTTCCGCCGGGGCTGTAGCTTGATACGGCGATAATCGCCGCTGAAATATCGGCATTTGTTTTGCCGTATCCCCAGATCTCACCGAAGCCGACCCAATCAGCTAACGCGATATTCCATAGTCGCTCATTGGTCAAATTTCCTGTCAGCGACCCAGATCCAAAAAGCCATTCGCTTGTCGTTATTGACGGAGCCGTGTAACTGCCTCCCGAAAGCAATAACTGAGCGGATGACGCTGCTGTGATAGTCGCGGTGTTCCTTGCGACGACGAACACCGTATGTGTGCCAATCGACAAATTAGCCGCTAGCGACAAAGCATCATTCGAACCATCGAATAGGATCGAATCTCGCCCGCCTTCGTAGGCCGTTTTTCGCAGTGGCTGATTGAGGCTGGTCGCCTGTGTTGCGTGGCGTGCGTTGCCGCTTTTGTCCTCCCATCGTGCGACCGTTCCATCGGCTGCAACAAGAGACCCACCAGATGTCGCGTCGTACAACGTAGTCGAATCCGCAGCATCGAGCCACAGAGCAGTGCTAATCTGTGATGGAGTCCACAAGGCCATAAATCAGACCCCCAGCACTGCAACAGCAGCCGCAATGATTGACGCAGGTGTAGAGTCAGCTTTGCGATACTCTTCGCGAGCCGCTTCGGATGCTGTGTCAGTCACGGTCGCCAGCGCAAGGCTTTTGAGGTCCAACAACCAAGCCGCTTCGCATTCTGCTGCTTTCGCATCCGACAACGATGTGTAAGTCAGCCCCGCAGCCAATGCCGCTGCTTTCAATCCACTCGGCCATCCCGCAGCATCGGCAAGCCCTGCGATCATTGCCTGACGCTCGTCAGTGTGCAGTTGCAGCCCTGTGATATTCAACGCCAACCACGCTCCCGCAAAGATAGGATTTGTCACACCAGCAGCCTGAATCGTGCCACCGACAACTGCTGCTGATTCCGCTCCGAGCAGCGTAATCAGATCCGCCATCGTCCACGACTTTGCGTTGCGGACCTCGACAGTTTGAGCGTTGAGGATCGCAGCAACCGCAGCCCATTCGCCAGCCTGAGCGTCAGCGAGTGCGTGTGTTTTGATCAGGTCTGTTAGCATCTCAAAATCCTCAAAAGCCCAATGTTTTTCATAGCAGCGGAATCGAAGCCCGCTGCTACTTACGACTGTTTCCAAACCCAGTAAACCATTCCGCCGGTCAAGTCCCAGATCAGCGAAAGCAAGAACGCAACGACGTTGATTATCTGGCTCATTTGCTGTCGCTCAATCGGCCTTCCAGCCGTCCTACTGTTGTGCTGATCTCTGCGATGTTTTGGTGCATCGTCTCGACCCGATCGTTTAACGATTTGCGGTCGTCCTTGCATTCGCGGAGCTCCATCGTAAACCATAGCCACATCTTCGCAACAGCGCCGCTTAAAACCGCTCCGAGTGCAGTAATGATGCCGAGTATTATTTCTGCTGATATATTCATTGTTGTGAGTCCTGTTGCCAAATTCGTTTTCTGATCGCCGCCACGATCCATAAAAGCAAGTCCGGAGCGATCTGCCAGAACAGCCATGCCATCAACGGGGTAATAGCCTTCGCGATTTTCTCGTCGGAGTCCGTTGATTTGATCCGCTTTTTGCTTTCCAGCTTCAACATTCGTCGACCATAAAAGTCGATCGAGTCGCCTTCATGACTATCCGCAACCTCTTGAGCCCACTTGCCGCAAAACGCTGCGTGCTCATAGATCAGGCTCGTGATGATTGTGTCTTCTCGGCTCATCAGTAATCCACCCGAACATTAGTCAGAGTCAGGCTCACGATTGCATGGTCCGCAAACAGCTTCGCCCCGATGAAATCCGGATTCGGCAGACCTCGCAAATTTACTTCCGCTACCCCGTCTGTGATCTTGATCTCTGCTGAATCGCCGTCACGCGTGATCCGCAGATTGAGCGTCTCGGTCCATTCAATTCGATCAGCCTTGCCTGTGATGATTGATTCGATAGCTTCGCGAAGACCGGCCTTGCCTCGCATGTCGATGGGCTTGATTAGGCTCATCGTCGCCGTCCAAACAAGCCACGTCGCGGAGTTGGACAAACACCCCCTGGACATTGCGAGCCGCGATTGATGAACTGCACCGGCTGTGATTTGTTCGCAACTTTTCGCCCCTCATGAGCAGCCGCGTGTGCATCGTGCATCTGCTGGTGAGTCATCCCGTCAGCAATGATGCCATGATCTTCGCGGAGGTGTTTGGCTGTTTCGAGGATTGATGGATTCCAGTTGCCTTCGACGTTCCACGACAGTTTGAGCGGACCAGAAGAACGAACCGCAGGAGACGGGGCAACCGGGATGATAGGTTGAGACAGGTTCGCCCGTGGTGTCTCCTGCGGCTCAGCAGACTTGATCACCTCCTTAGCGTTAACGGCTTCGGTTTTGACCAGAGACGCATTCATTGTGCCAACTGCCTGCCGGGTTTCCAGAACAGAGCCGGACAGGCTTTCGACCTGGCTTTTGATCGCGGCCAGTGCGTTTGTGTTAGACTTCAGGATGACGATTGACTCGTCCTGCTTCGCGACGACTTCCTCGCCCGTGATTCGCATGGCCTGCTGCCATGCGGTTGGATCTTCCGAACATCCGACAAGCAAGCAAAGTCCGATCAGAAATGCAGTTCTCATACCCTCAATCCCTCCTGCCATTGCTTCAGGTCCAACTCTCGCGGCTTGATGTTTGGCATGTCAGAACATCCGAAACAGGCCGTGTAACGGTGCCGCAGCATTTGCTCGACTGCGGAAGGTGCCCATTCAGACCATCCGGCGTTGCCCCAGTTTTCGCCCCATGAATTCATCATCCAGACGAATGGACGGCCAGACACATCGAGCCGAGTTGACAGCGACAGCAGGCTGATCGCATGACCGCCACCACCTGAACCTGAAAAGCTGTTGACGATGGCGCGATCCACTTCGCCACCCCATGAAATCCCGATCGAGATTCCACCTTGGCCGGATCCCAGAAATGTTCGCACGCCGTCATATGTGCTCATCTTGTACGACTGGCCGATTGTGTGCTGTGCTGCGTTCACGGCGATGGCCGCCCAGTTTGCTGGCCGCTGGTTTTCATATCGCCCACTGTACTTCCAGAGCGATTCCTCAGGGATGCCCTTTGACATTGCCAGCTTGATACCGCCAGAAATTGTGCTGCCACGGTCGCCGTTGATGCCGTCAATTCGTTGCGTCTCGTAGTATCCGTAAGCTCTTGATAACTGCTTCGTTAGATCGCCAGTCGCGATGTAATAGCACAGTTCGCAAACGCTGCTGATTGCGTGCCCCTGACAACTGCCGACGCTCCCCTGTTGCTCAACTTTCATCACCTTGCGAGGATCGAAAGCGATTTCGTTGTAAGTGCCACGCATCGCAAGCACTGGATCTTCGCCCGGCAGTGAATTAAGGAACTCCTGATCTTCTTCGTCATGCAGCCAGTAGCCGACTCGTGGATCGCTCATCGCTTGCCCCCCAACTTGTCCGCCAGTGCCTTAACCGCATCAACTCCGCTGTCAGCCGCCGCGCCGAGTTCGTCTGTGTACGGGATCCAGTCGTTTTTGCGGGCTTCAATTCGCTGCGCATTCAGCCAAGACTGAGCGGTCGGCTCATCAGGAAACGACTTGCCGGCGTACTCGCGGAGAATGCGGACCTGCGAAACGCGATCCGCAGCATGGGATTGGCTCAGGCAATCATTGACAGTTGGCCCCGGCCCCGGAGACACATCGATGCCACCAGCCGCCCAGATCCCGCCAAGACTTCCGAGCACAAAAAGCGACACGGCTTTCAGCCCCATCACGAGCCAGGCTGGAAACTCGATCGGCGTGCCGTAGTCGGTCGGGTCGACGATCGGAACAGCAGGCACCACAGGCTTCTTCGCTGCTGGCTTGCGTTTGGCTGGTGCCTTTTTTGCGGGGGCTTTCTTGGCCATCACTTCGCGGTCCTTTTTTGGACCAGCGACCACACAACCCCGGCAATCACAAGCAACGCACCGGCGACAGGCTCAATCTGTGAGCTATCCAGCCAGCCTTTTGCGACAGCCATTCCGCCGAGAGTCGTCAAAATATGACGGGCGAAACTGCCAATTATCAGCGATTTGTCCACGGCTACACCTCCACCGCAAAGCGGCAGTCAAATCAGTTGAGATTTTTTGAGGTGTAGCGGTTCCACCGCTCGCTGCATGTTATCGCAGATTTATTTTCTGTCCAGGTCAAAACGAAAAAGTGCCGTAGGGTGTGAGGGCAGCGGAAAACCAGACCGCTGCTAGTTATTCGCTTTCAGCCAGTCCCGGAATTCTTTGCACGCCCGGAGCTTCTCTTCAAGCACCGTAAACCCGCCCGGATGCTGACGGCAGAACTCAGCCACATCTGGAGTTAACCGAACTGAGCAGACTTCCTTTCGACCTAGCGGGGCTGGTCTTCCAGCCCCTTCGCGTTTACCACCGATATTTGATTTCATTCCACACCCTTCGCAAAAGCCAGCCTCCCATTCTTCGAGAGGCTGGCGGCATTGTTCACATTTCATCGCGTTGCCTGTGCTGTTGTCAAGATTTCGAACTTTCGTTCTCCGCTGCAAATTCGCTTCATGTGTCGCAGTGCATTGCTGATGCAGGTCTTTCCAGTGAAGTCCTTGCATACTCCGTTGTGCGTGTAGATTTCGACCAGTCGCACTGTGTCAGCTTCGATTTTGATGATTTGAAAGTTTCGCATGATTCTTTTCCTTGTTCGTGTTTGCGTTGCGTTTGACTGAGGGAATATTACCATCATCGGTTGATTGTGCAATACACATTCACAAGATTAGAAAAGATTTTTAGGAAAGGCAGCGGAAGACTAACCCACTACTACTTCACCAACTGCTCACCAGTCACGCGACTCCAGATCGAGCAGCAGGCCGTCATCACCCCGGTCTGGTAATGCCGCTCGTTTTCGTCGGTCGTCTCGCTCCGGTTGCTCTCTGCGGATCGGTAGAGATTCCGCAATTCGGCCTTCCACCGCGAATCAGGCCGGGTCGTTTTTTGTTCGTCGATGCTCATGATTCGCCTCACATGTCGCACGTTTGATGTTTTGTCGACACGTTCCGGCAACGTGTCGCAGTGGTAGAGCTACGGAATAGCTCTGCTGATTGCCTACGCTGGCAATCAGACCTTGTACCTCACATGCCCATCTGTCCGTCTGTCTTTCCCCTCGCAAGCCAGTGGCGTCCCAGCCATCAACCTGCTGTAGATTCGGCCATCCTCGAACACGTCGCGAAGCTGTTCCGGAGAATGGTTGCTCGTGATCACAGTCATCTTTGCCTTGCGCCGCTCAAGGATGTCGAACAACATATGGAACATTCCCTCAGACGGTTTCCGAAGTCCTAGGTCATCCATCACGAGCACGTGCGTGCTTTCGATCTTGCTCATCTCTTGAACATACTTTCCATCGTTCCGCCCCATTGATAAATCAAGAAGCAGACTGTCAGCCCGTCGCCAGATGGCTGACGTTGCAATCCGATACAGCACCGCAGCGATTCCGCTTTTCCCAGTTCCCGCAGGACCATAGACATAGACCGGGAATCGCGGGCTGGTGATTCCTTTCCGCGTCTGCTCTGCAATGGCCTCCGCGACTCGCTCAGGACTGTTCATGCCCTCCCAGTTGCACTGTTCGTAACCTGCCGGCCCGAGTCGCTTGTAGGCTATCCTGCGAACGTCACCGCCATTCAATTTGGGACTCGTCGATTTTCCCTGGCTTGATGCGGCCCGTTCCTGCAATTGCTCTACCACTCTGTTGACTCCCTGAATCATTTCGCTTCTCCCAAGTAATGACGGCGGATTTCCAGTCGTTCAGTTTGTTCCCGTTGGCTAACTTCCACCCGTTGGCTGCGTAGTGCGCGACGAACATTTCCGCGTCAATGTTGTTCTTTCGCTGCTGGCAATATTCCGCCACATCTTCGACTGTTGGCTTAACGAACTTTGTTGGCGGGTCGAGTTCATCGGCGGCTTTTCGCAGCTCACGGGCTCGCTTCTTTGGGTCGTCTGCTGATGACTTGAGGAACGTCAGGAGTTCGACGACTGACCAGTCTGCTAGTGTTGGCTCGTCTGGGACTGTTGGCGGTTCCTCAATGATCACCGGCGTGATTGTCATTGGTGCCGGCCGATCTGCTTCCTTCGCCTTGGCAGTTGCCGGCGTGTGCTTCGTGTTTGTCTTCGGTGCCGGGTTTGGGTCGTCGTCTTTGGTCGGCTTGACTTCCTCAGCCTGGACAACAGTCTGTCCAACCTCCTGCACTTCCACGCGACCGGTCTTGCGTTCGGCTCGTGGGACTATGGCGGATTCCACCACCTCCTGCTTTTCATCGCTCATCATTCGCAAGGCTTCGCGGATGCTTTTGGCGTCAGTCAAATTACCAGCGTGCTGGTAATTTGCGATCTGAATGTAGTTGCTTGCTGTCTGCTGACTGTAGTTCCAGTTCTTTCCAAGCCATCCGAGCCATTCACCATGTGGCACCTGCGACTTTGCGGCCGTCAACGCTCGCCCCGCCGTGATGGCGATTGACACAGCACTCTTTGCGTGCTTCTCGACTTGTTCGCCAGCGTCGTTTGCGGCTTCTGCAAGAGTCTCAAGAGCCATTCCTTCGAAGCTAATCATTTGCGTTTTCATTCAATCCCTTTTCAAAAAATCACAAGAGTATGTCTTTACTCTTATCTTCTCTTATCTTCTCTTATCTGGTCCGGGTTTTGTCCGGTGAAGTGTGGGACATTTGTCCTTAGTTTACTGGGACACTTGTCCGGGTTTTGTCCGGTCGATTACGGGACACAGCTTTACGCTTTTGCTCTTCTGCCCGTGTTTTTGCACTTTTGCCCATGTGGTAGCAGAAGTTTGGGATGACGAACGTGCTGTCGGACTGCTCCAACCATCCGACCTCCAGCATCGCGTCACAGAAGCCAGAAACACCCGCGCGGCGGTCGAGTCCGGATTTTGTCCCAGTAATGACCGGACAATTTGCGGACACTTGTCCGTCCGCCCACGCCCAGAAAAGCACGAGATGCCCGATGACAGTGACCTCGTCGACCCCGAGGATTGCGGATAGCCGCATCACCTCCGGTTTGTCTGGGAGTGCATTTTCGATTTTGATCCAACTCATTCCTCATCCCCAAACAAAGATTTCTGTCCCACCAAAAGATTCCTTTTCAACACCTCCGGCTGCATGGTCGGCTCGATCCACTCCTGCAACTCCTCCCAAGTCAGCACCTGATTTCCCGCACCGTGAATGACCGCCACGCCTTCGCGCACGGCCAGCCAAAGCGACACCGGCCGAAGACCTTTGTGGCCATCGACCCACAGGCATGATCCGAGTTCTGGCAGCACGCATGAACGTGTCTCTGGGAGGAATCCACGGGATGTCAGCCATTCAATGCGGTTTGTGTGCGTCACTTCACCACCTCAAGACTGAGCCACTTCACAGGGGCCCCGATTTTCGCCCGGATCTGTTCACAGAACGCCTCGTCGTTTTCTTCGATGTCCGCGACTTGGTCCGCTCGCAGGCTCACTCGCATTACCATTAGGTAATCCACTGGCTGCTCGTGCGGCCTTCGTTCTGGCAGTTCGTCCAGTCCGTCACATCCGATTGTTCGTGATGTCATCGGCTCACCTCAAATCGTTTCCCTTTTTTGTCAGCCCGTCGCATCCGTTTGACTTCAGCAGCCAGGCACCCACACGAGCGAGTGCCGCCGGACAGAAGATTTTTCATTCGTGCAATGTGCTCAGCACCGCATGAGCATTTACAGAGCCACAATGATTCAGTGCGGCCCTCATCACAGACGATCAGGCGGATGTATTGCCGCTCGACTGTCAGCCGCCCAAAGATGTCGCCTGTTAGATCGCGGCGATAGTGGTTTGTTCTGTTGACCATTGGTTAGCCCTCTGATTCCGGAATAGATTCCTGAGTAAACACAATGAATCTGCACAGCTCATCGACGTTGTTTTTGCCTAATGCCTTGACCTGCGTGTTCTTCAGGTCCGAATGCAACACACGCAACTCGTTTTTGTTCTTCGCGGCTTTGATGGCTTCCCAATATTCGTTGACCGCTCGCAGTTGCTCATCATCCGTGATGCGAGTTTGTGCGCGTTTGTACCATCCATCGAAACCAGCTTTGCCGAGTGCTTGTTCGTCGGTTGGTTCTGTCGCGACGGCCGCTGGTGTCACCTCGATGGCCTTTGGTTTCTCGTCACTCTGCGTCAAGTCCATCGGAACGTCGTCGGCCTGATCGCTGTTCAAAATCGGTGACACCTTCGCCCACAGGGCCTTCAAAATCTGCCTGCGTGCCTTCGCTGTAATGCCTGCGACGTTGTCCGATTCGTACCCCGGCAATCCGAGTGCCCCCGCACCAGTGAACTCGACCGCGTAACTTTTCCCCTGGTAGTCGCAACTGGCCTTGCCGCCGACTCTCCATACCTTTTTTCCGCTAGTGCCGAGCGGCACGAATTCAGGATGCCCCGTTGAGATTTCCGGAACGATTCCAAGGTGAGCGAACAGCGTTCGGAACCCTGCCTCTTTCGTGTAAAGCTTGCCGCCGCCCTTCCCGCCGAACACCGCAAACTGATCATCCCCAGGGCAAAAGCCGCTCAGGATTGCGATTGCACAAACGCGGATGCGATCCTCTTCCGTGGGGCTGTTTGCCAGTTCCACCATCCCGATTCGCGGGTCAGTCATGCGCAGCAACCGGGCTTTGATCTGCTCATCATCGAGCGACTCAATCAAGTTGATCCGAGCCTCTGCCATCGCGAATGCCGAAGCTACGCGATTGCCTGACTTCGCGACTTCGATCAGCTCAGTTCGGCTTGCGTCAATGCGTGACAGCCAGTCAGTTGTGGGGCTTGTTTTTGTGAGTGTTGCCATTGTCTGATGACCTCAATATCTAAAAAGATTTCTTCGTCTGTAATTGAATCCGCTACGCTGCGGACTCGCTGTTCTGAATTCCACTCGCCTATGAATCGCTTTGCCTTTTGGATCCGCCGCCGCCAGTGCTCACATTCGCCTGGAAGTCGCATGTCGATCGGTAGTCCGTTGGGGCATGGATAGGGCTGGTTGTAATCCCTCAATCCCAAGTGCATCGAATCGCCGGCCGTCATGCCAAAGGAACCGCGATCACTACAGCGGCGGTCCCATGAGAGGAATCTGCTGTACTCGCTCACGGTGCCGTCCTCCGGCAATACTCCGCAATCAACAGAGCGTCAGCATTCGCGTGCGTTATTTTCAACGATGGATGAAGCCTCTGCGCCGCTACCTTCGAGACGTTCTTGTCGCCGCCCGTCCTGCATCCCATGAAGCCTTGCCACTTCTGCGGAGTCACCAGTTCAAACGGAATTTGAAACGCGACCAGTAGCCCCTGCAGGAATCCAAATGAGCGACCAAACTTGAACGTGGATGAAACGCCCTGCTTCGGCATTGCATTGACTCGCTCGATGCAGCAGATGCCGTGATGGTTGACCTGAATGTCACGCAGCCAGTCAGCGATGTCATGGTCGGTGCTGTCGAGCTTTATCCACGTTGCATTTCCAGACGGAAAGACGACTGCGATTGATCCTGACTGCCCTGGATCGATTCCAATGTAAACCAGTTCTTTCATCACTTCACCCCTTAGCTAAAATCCATTCCGCCGTGACTATCGTGATGACACCCAGTCCTTTGCAGATCGACCGGCTCGGTCTTATACATCCGCCTGCTATACTCCTCTTGCGGGGACCATTCTTTCTGAATCTCCAAACAAGCGGCCCGGATTTCCTCAGGAGTTGGGTCGTATGTTTTTGGCAGAGATAATCGGCCCAGCTCATCGCGGCCAATCTTTGCGAGTGGCTTGAATGAATACTTCGGCGGGTCGCTGAAGTCGCGAGTCATCAGTTTGCGTTTCCGCCATTCAGCAATGCTTGAGTGCATCTTTTTGACTGTCGCGCCAAAGTGCTCAGCCAGTTCCATTGCTGTGCATGGTCCGTGTTTTTGAAACACTTCAAGAGCCGCTTGCATAGTCATTCTCATGTCTCATGTCTCCGTGGCATGTGTTGCAATTGCGCCCATGTCTTCCAACTGGCAAGGCTGATTGATCCAGCCTGCGGACCCCTGAAACACGCTCCAACAATCTCCCATTCAACACGGTCGTCCGTGATGGCCGTGATTCGTCGTCGAGTAAATGGGCCACCGATTTTCGATCGGCCTTCCCAGATTTGCCCGACTAGCATTTGCGGTTTCCTTCGTACTGCTGGCATGTTCGTTTCCTTTCAATCGCAGTCGGAATCTGTTGTGGTTTCGGCGGCTTTAATCGCCTCATAGATCTCTTTGCGATGGATTGAGATTTCTCTCGGGGCTGTAATCCCGAGGCGAACCTTGTCGCCCCTGATATCAATGACCATGACTCTGATATTGTCGCCAATGATGATCTCTTCGTCCTTGAGCCTACTAAGTACCAGCACTGTTTCACTCCTTTGATAAATGTAAGACGCATGGCCGGCCATCTTGGCAAGCGGGGGCCAGCCGTACTGAATCATTCAGTTGTCGGCCATGCGTAAACCACCGAGCTGGAATCGAACCAACTCAACCCGCTACACTGTGCGGATCATCCAAGAGCCTCAATGCTCTCTGCGCCTGGACGGTGGCACACTCCACGCGGATGAACCCGTCTTCGGGAGTGTTTAAAATCCGGCGTCCCCTTGGACTGGCCGGTTAGTAAGTCGGCGGATACTTCTCACTGACGATCCGCTGAACACGTCTTCGTCCGCGTCGTTCGTCGCGCGTCTCGTGGCTGCACAGGATCGCCTCGGCAGCGAACAGACCAGAGAAGACAACTGCTAAGATTTGGATGAGTTCGATCATGTTCGCTCCTTCGCTTTGAATGTTCGTGCTGACTTGCCAGTGACCTCGCAGCGACGTTCGCCGCACTCTTCGATACTGCCACTGTTCAGCAGTTCGTGAATCCGCTTTCGGTACGACTCAGGGGAACCGCTATGCACTCTCGATGCAGCCCATCCAATTTCATTTGCTGTCATTGGCGTGGGTGTCATTTCGAGGATGTCTAGGCAGGCTATTTGCAGCTTGCCCAGCTTTGGCTCAATCTCCGCTGCTGACTTCTGGCTGGTGATTGGGTCGGATTTGCGGGAGAGTTTTGCGGGGGCGTCGAAGAGGGTTTTTTGAATCATGGGGCGACCTCCTCAAGTTCAGCAAACAGGCTTGTCTGATGGACAGCGGAATGTTGCCGGCTTGCCAACAGCAGATTCTTCAGAGCCTGCTGGTAGTATTCCGTTTTAAGTTCGCAGCCATAAAAACGCCGCGTGTCGTAGATCGCCCTTTTAGTCTTCGGTGATGTCCCACCGAGCGAAACAAAGCCTTCCGATCCGATGCCAGCAAATGGACTGAAAACAATCTCACCTGGGTTTGAGTACAGCAGCACACATCGACGAATCACCTCAAGCTGGAGAGGGCAAATGTGCCGCGTGTCGTCGTCTGATTTTGCCGCTGCTGTGTTCAGCGTGTCAGTTTCATGCACGTCATCCCAGCAGCCTTCGGCCCATGCAATCCAATCGTTCCGACTGACCTGTCCTTTGGCGTCAATAGGGACTGCGTTCTCTCCGGGCTTGCGAAATTTGATCAGGTAATCTTGCAGTGTTCCGCGTTGCTTCGATCTGTCGCTTTCCAGTCCGGAAAACTGTAGTTCTCGTGCTCGTGTCCGGATCGCTTGTGACTGCGGATTCTTGCGAACGCTCCAATCGTATTCGTACACCAAACCAGCACGTTCACCGAGTCGAATGTTAGTCCCGCGAAAGTCGCACAATCCAACGCCGCCCGATCGCTTCATTCTCGGGATCTGGCAGACGTGTACGATTGCCGCCCGTCCCGGTTTCAAAACTCTCATCAAGCCATTGAACATGAACGACAGGTGAACCGCCGCTTCCATTCCCATTGCATCGACGTTTCCAATGTCACCTTCTGCATCACTGTAAGCGTACAGGCTCGGGAATGGCGGAGAAAACACGGCAAAGTCCACACTATCTTCCGGCATATCTTCCAGCATGTGCGGAATGCAATCGCCGTGATGGACGTGGTATTGTTCTGAATCATCGAAAACATGCATGGCCGATATCCTTAAAAAGTGCTTCTTGCTCTTCAGTGTCCTGTTGAACTCGACCCGCTTTGCGAAGCACGTTGTCGACAAATGGAACTTCCAGTTCTGTCACTGGAATGTGGACATTGAGAGGCTTCGTCGATCCGATACGATTCGATCGTTTGACGGCCTGATAAAACTCTTCATAAGAGTCCTTGATGCCGCTGAAGATCTGCCGTGTGCAGACCTGTAGATTCAAACCGAACCCTAACAACTTAGGCTTAGTGATCAGGATCTTTGCGCGGCCGGCTTTAAACGCATCAACGGCCGCTTCCCGGTCTGCTTCTTTTGTGTCACCGGAAACGCTGACGGCTTCAGGGAACAGATTTTCCATCCGCTCCTGTTCGTCGTTGTAGTGGCACCAAATGATTGTGCTTTCATCTGGCCAGCTCTCGACCTGTGCTCGAATGAATGCAGGCTTCAGCGATGCTATGCCGCCCTTTCCTTTTGCGATCTGAGACAGCTTGCCGCGGTCGCCGATTCCCCCGATGTTGTTTGTGATCAGCGATCCAGTGACGGCCTGAGCGGCTTTGCGTTGCTCGTCAGTCAGGTCGATGTGATCAATGTGAATATTGATCGGAGGAGTAACGCCGACATTGTCTTTCCATCCGTAGGTGGCTGGATTCGTCAGGAAGATCGACCAATCAGCCAGCGACCGATAGAACGGCTTCAGGGCGTGCGGCTTCAATTCCCATCGGTTTTGAGTCTCGCCACGATTAATGAAGTATGTCGCGAGGAACTCATTAACGGTCTTCGCACGGTCCAACAGCACCGCATGATTCGCGAATTCAATCCGATCGTTCGGAGCTGGCGTTCCAGTGCAGCACAGTTTCCAATCGAGCCCACGGCCCAAATCAATAAGCCGCGTCCCCCATGCACCGTAATGACTCTTGAGCATTGACGACTCGTCAAGAATCAGGCCAGTCAGTTTTCCCGGCGCAAGATCTTCGCGGATCGCTTCGTAGTTCGTGATTCCGATTTGCGAATCGAGCGAACTATCTGAGTTCAGCCAGTACTGCAAATCGGCGGCTTTCACTCGACCGATCGGGAATGCTTCGCCGTACCATCGCAATGCCTCTTCAACCGTCTGGCGGCAGACCATCAGCGGGGAAACAATCAGCACTTTTCCCCTCGTCTGCTCAGCACAGTGGCGAGCGTACTCCAGGAGCATCAGAGTTTTGCCGAGTCCGCAGTCTGCAAATATCGCATACTTGCGACGTTCGACGGCGATGCGAACGATGTCCGCCTGGTAGTCAAACAGCTTGACAGCCGGCGTGTATTTCTTGCCGGTCTTTCGCTTTGACTTGACGCCAATCAGCGAGGCATATTCGTCAGGGACAATTGCGGCCGATCCCTTAAATTGATAGATCGGGCATTTACGTACAGCCAGAAAACGTGCGTAGTCTTCCGCTGAACGTGTATCGAAGTCGATTCTCACGCTTTTCGCCCCTTAAAGTACTTTGCCGCAATCCGCCACAACACGCCCTGCCGACTTTCGCCGGTCCTCGTTGCTTCATCCGCCAGTGGCTTTTGCAGTTCCGGCGGAACACGCAGCAGCAGTTGAGGATTGCCTTTAACTTTCTTTGTCACTTCACGTTCTCCAGTTCCTTTTTTAGCCGCAAGACTTCGGCGTGGTCGCCGTCGCGCTGGGCGTAAATGATGCGGGCTTGCAGGTTTCGGATTGTTGCGAGTGTTGGCATTTGACTAAAACCCAGCTAGGCACATATCGACGATCGTCTGATCCATTGCATCGAGCACATCACCGCACTCAGCGTGATACAATGCACAGCAAACCTGTGCTCCTGTTAGGCAAACAAATGTTGTTGCAACCGCATCAACTAGCCCAAAGCAACCAAACACGTCTACAGCGGTGTAAGCAATTTCAATCATCGTTCTACTCCTTGATTTGTTTGCGGATTGCTTTCAGTTCTGACAGCAGCAACTTCGCCGCTTCGATCGCATCATCAAGATTCTGCACAAAATCAGTTTCTGTTTCACATCCACCACCATCACTGATCGCGGTGTTGATGTCGTCTGCATTCAGGTCTGAAAGTTCCGCCTGCAGTTCTTCCAGCTTTTCGATTGTCATTGCGTTGCTCATGTGATTCACCTTGTGCGTTTTTGTTTAAAAGAAGCATTAGAAAGGCTTGTATTACTCGCCTGCGTCCATCGTTCGGATCTTCTTGATGTTTTCGGAAGTTGCGTCGAATCCCATCATTTCCAAGTAAAACCCAATCTGTGAGTCTGACATGCCCTGGATGATAACTACACCAGACTCGTTTGAGATGATCGTGCAGATCATTGATTCAGTCTGTTGCTTGGTCATTGTTCTTTTCCTTACCAGTGTTTTGCGTCTCGGTGCGGGCATGATATCACTATCGGCAGGGGCGTCAATGGGTGGTGATATCATTTTGCAGGATTGCGGAAAAGATTTTGTTTTGCCCGTGGTTTTATTGGGCCTTCTAATCAGCATGACTGCGGAGAGGCTCGCGGCTGGGTGATTTGACATTCTGCCCAACTCCGCGCATTCTTGTTGCATGATCGACCCGACCCAAAAACGATTCTGGTGGCAAGTGCTGGCGGGGGTGATTGGGTTTGTGGGGTTGTGGGTGGTGGACTTTTTCGTGAGGTGCTTGTGATGGCTGAGCAGCGTAAACAACGGAAGTGTAAGATGTGCGCGAAGAAGGTGCTGGCAACTCGTCCCGGCACTAGTCATCTGCTGCATTTGTTTTTGAGTGTGATCACTGCAGGCATCTGGATCCCGGTTTGGATTTTGATTTCCGCGAAGATTGGCGGATGGCGGTGCCCGAACTGTGGAAGCAGGTGTTAAACGAAGCGACACCGCGAGGTAGCTCCGCGGTGTCTCCCATTGCTTCGCTGCTGACCTTCGCTTTTTATCCGCTGCTGGTCAGCATTGTGGTTTCAGTGTTCCCTAAGCCTTTGCAACTCCAGCCGCTTTGATGTCAAGAGCGATCACGGTGGTTGATGTCGCGAAGCCTAGAAACGTGGCGAAGTCTCCGGTGACTAAGTCAGACTCAAGACACACGCCGCCAGCTGTTGTCGAGGCGTAATAGGCCGTTCCGACAGTGACCGTGGCCCCGATCGTGATTGGCCCGGAGGTCTGGTAAGTGACGGGCTGCCCCGTTGATGCGGCATTGAGTGCGACTCCGACAACCGCCGCAGATGCGAGCACGTCAGCATCGGCTGGGAATATGGTTATCGCTGTTGCGTCAAGATAAACCGGCTGCCCTTGCGTGATTGCTGCGCCTGCGGTGCCGCTTTTCGTTTTGGATCCCGTTCCGGGTGCTACGCTTGCTGCGGTGATTGTCAAAACTGCCATTTGTTTGTTCCTTTAGGTTTAGGGCCAGATTGGATTTGCCTGCCATGCTGCGACATCAGCAGCCTTTGTCTCTACATACTGTTCTGTGTTCTGGTGCGTGATCATCCTGACGGGCTCATTGGGATTGGTGACGTAACCGACCTGCCATTTGCGACGAGTCACCTGATGCGAGCGCCATCCGTCCTCGTCGAGGTGGTATTGTCTGCCATCGTCTGCGAAAGGATATGGGCCGATCTCTTTGGCTAGTGCGGGCCTGATTGCGAAACATCCGCCCGCAAGATTCATGAAACCCGTGGCGTCGCGAAACTGGATGTCGCGAACCTGCCGCACTGGTGAATTCATTGCGTTTGACATAAGCGTCCGGCCTTCTTCGGTTCCGCTGTAGTCCACTCCGCACGCTCCCAGCTTCGGTATGCGATCAAAGGCACACGCAATGAAGTGCTGCCAGTTTTCCCCTAGAAGAATGTCGTCGTCGATCGTTACGTAGATGTCATGCTTCGCGGGATCGAGCAGTTCAGCCAGGGCCTTGTTAAGGGCGTGACATTTCGAGGGCGTGCCGTCCAGAATGTGGAACTCTGTCGGATAGGTGAAGGACATTTGAAGCTCGTCGATTGTCGCCTGAGCCACCGCGAGCCGATGCGTTGGGACGACCACAAGAAAACGCGGACCTGCTGGCAATGTCGGTGCGTGCCGTTTGTTTTGCTGTAGTACATGGTTGAGCAGTGCCGGGTTGCGGTGTTCGGTGTAGTTTCCGCTTGCTGTCCCGGAGTCCGCAATTGCTCGCAGGATTGCTCTCAGGTTGATCGGAATCCGCTTTGCATCAATGCCACCTTGCTTGACTCTGCGATACCTCGGAAGTGTTGATGATGCTGCGTCGCCATGACGAACCCAGATCCAGCCGACCGCGTTGGAGACAACCTTCGTCTGCCATCGCTTGTGGTATCCCCAGTGCTGTTCCTGATGTGGATCTTTGTCGTGATCTGTGACCAGCGTTACGAACTGAATTCCTGGATGGTGCAGTAGGTAGCACGTCTCACGCCAAAAAACGTACCCGTTCGGCCAAATTAGATTCCACTCGCCTGACTCCGGGGCAGCTTCGCGTGTCCGCTGGCAATACTCTTTGCAGATCACGTCGTCATCGTCCATTCGGCTGACAATCTTCCGCCCCTCTGGAAGCTCCCAGTTCTCGCGGTAGAGTTTCCAGTTCGGTCGGTGAAGTGCTTTCACTTCGCAACCCGTCGACCGGAATGCGTCAAGTCGCTCATTCAAAAACGGATCGTCAGGATTGACCGCAATATGAATCACGGGCTTAACGGTCTGAAATGCCAGCGATGGAATGGACGTGTGTCGCGAGATCTCCAGGCGTCGCTCTGACAATCGTGGATCGGTGTAGGCCGACTGAATGATCATAATGTGGGGAATCATTGGACTTGCTTCTCGATGAAGTCTCTGTGCGTTTCCAAGGGCCGCCGCTTTACGGTCCTTGGCCCTTTCTTCGTGATCACATAAACAGGCTTTGCCGCCTCATGTTCCGCCTCTACGCTGGAAGGAGTTGGGAGCAGTTCCGCGAGGAAGTCGTGCAGCCCGTCACACCAAGCGGGCTCAGTGTTATTGATGACGGTCGCGCGTGCGGTCAGTCGCTGGAATGTTTCTTTGTCTGCCTGATGCTGAAACCGTGCGAAGAATGGCCGCGTGCGTTGCGGAGTGCCTCGATAAACATTGCCGTACAATACCTCCCACAACATGGTATGCTCGTGCAAATTGAAGTCGTCGAACATCGCCCGCAGTTTGTCTTTCTCCAGCCAGTGCGGAAGATGCGTAGCGTAGTCGTGTTGAGTTAATCCACGAGCCGCCAGTGCTTCCATCGACGCCGTTTTACGCTTCTGCCAACTGTTGCTTTCGTCAGGTCGCCACGGCTCCGCGCGAGGCGTCTTGATGTGGTCCAGTGTGAACGGCTTGAGGAAATAAATGTCGTCCATCATCCACACGCACTCAGAATCAATCTCCGCATGTGTTGCGATATAAAAGACCTTGCCAAGCATGTCGCGAAACGCTCGATTCGGCTTCGTGTGCGGGACTCTCTTTTTAATGATCACATGCCCGTGATACCAGTCCGGACGATCACCGATGATTGTTATTTTTGCCTTGCCTTGAAAGAACGTTTCAACTGATCTGATAGACCATCGAAGTTCATCCGCCTGCGCACCGCCGTCCCAATACGGCCAGACGAATTGCATCGCTGGAGCATCTGGTGCCCGATGCTTCGTTTCGCCGCATCCGCCGCATGGCTGGGGATTGGCTCGAAGTTCGCCTGTGCGGTGTTTCTTTACTAGCAGGGCCGATGTCTGAGCGAAAAAATCACCAGTCTTCGCAGACTTAGCGTACCGGCAGTTAAGGCATATGGATGCTGGTACGGTCCCTGTATGTAATAAATCAGTGTCGTTGCTGCACGCGACAATGACTCCATCGGTAAAAGTGTTGTAAATACAATCTCTCATTTTTCAACTCGGCGTTAATGTTATATAGTATGCGGCACCTAAGTAGGCATTATTTAAGGAGCTGTCACCACCGCCGGCCAGGACAAGTGGCTTAACGCAATCACCATCAACACCAACCGTGGTTGTTCCTGTCCATATTAGTGTTCTCTCAACAGCGTTGGCTGCCGCATCTTGATATGCGTAGGACCACACAAAACGCCAAATCGGCTGCCTTCCTAAAAAACTCCCCCTAGATAGTGTCAGGGTTGCTCGCGGCTTCGTCACACTGCCTGTGAATAGTGCTTGTTGACACGATGGAGCCCATGCTGCACATGGAGGCGGTGAACATTTATCTCTCGTGGAGTTGATTATTTTTTCAGCCGAAACCCACGTTTGACACTGCGTGCTTGAATTTGGGGACCCCGGCTGCGGGAACTGAACATCAAAAGTCAGATCGAGCGGCCCGAACATACTGGGGCAATCAACCCACGGTGAAGGAAATCCGCTTGGGCTGCTAAATGTGTATTTCGATCGTTCAATGCCGGTGACGCGCCATCTCACTGGCAAAATAGTGCAGGCTGAGCAATCCCATCTCTCTCCCATTATGCTCGGTGCTGACTCACTGACGCTTGGCACTGACTCACTCGGCGGCACTGACTCACTCGGTGGAGGCGGCGTCTGACCGCAATGGCAGCATCCAAGCAACATTACGCACCCCCTGACGATGCTGAGCCGCCCGGACAATCAGCCGCGTACGGTTGCCATTCGCCGTCGATGTGCTCGATCTTGATGTATGTCCCGGCGTCCACTGAAATTTGCGTGAATCGATTCACCACTGTCAGAATCAGGGTCGTCTTCGTCAAGTCTCCGTTTGCTTTGCGACGAAGCACGGCGGCTCTTGCGGTTGAAGGATCTCGCTTTGTGTTGACCGCAGCAACCAAGTCATCCAACAGGACTGCCTGTTTGTTTCCGAACCGACTAGCAGACCGCTGCTCTGCCGTCAGATCCATCTCACTGGACGTGCGGCCCATGCTGCGAACGGCAATAATCGTCTGCCGGATTTGGCCATCGTATTCTGGGCCGATCATTCCGCCGCTCATGTTATGGCCCCGCCCATGCGAAGACTCCGGGAAGTTGCGTGAAGTCGCCTTCCTGATATTTGTCAGTGTCGAGGTACAGCACTTCATCTGGCTGAGGTCTTACGATCTCGCGGCCGAAGTCATCAAGCGGAACTGGCTCAGACGGTTCACTGCCATCATCGCTTAGGATTGTCGTGACGGTGTAGATGTCTGACAGAGGGTTTGGATCTGATGCCGGAGCAATTGGAGTGCCGCCCGATGTCGTCCAGACCTTTTGCCTGAACCCTGCGTTTAGCGATGTCCCGCGATGGTAATCGCGTTCATCGACGGAGATTAAAAAGCTGAACTCCAGATACTCCGTATCGTTTCGGCGCTTCACTTCGCTGAGGAATCCTGATTCAAAAATCACGCGAGCCATGTTAGTGTCGATGTACCACCGGCCGCATCTGATTGGGGCGATGTTAACGCGGTTTCGCAGTGCTACCACCAGAGCTTCGACACCAGAATCGACCGCCACATTGCAGGTGACGGCGATGTTAATTGTGTTGTCTTCAACGCTTTGAATGACAGGGTCGCCAGCCTTGTTGAGAATGGCTTCGTCGTTTCGGTCTTTGGTAATTGCCCGCTCTCGCATTCCTCCGACTGGCTTGATTATCGGCAAATCATTGATCGGGTTTTCGTCAGTGGCTTTTGAGTCCTGGCTGTCTTCGTTTTGCTTCGCGTTTTCGTCTGACCACTCCGTGACGTACTTATAAATTCCGCCCTCGATTTGGTCGCACGCAACACTTCGGCAACTGGTATACGGCCAGAGCGGATTGTAATCGCCGTACGCTGTGCCCTCGACTGGAAGCCACGCAAACAGGCCAGCGATCTGCGACGGTGCCATGTCGGCCACGTTGGCGGAAATCGTACACGTCAACGTCCATTCCATTGTCGCGCTGAAAACGCCCTTCGCGATCTTTTCAGACCACCTTGTCAGGTCGTATCGAATTGCAGTTGCTGCCATTAAGTCACTCCTCCCAATACTGCTGGCTGCGGCTTGTTTGCGATAGTGGCAAGATGAGCATTTGTTTTCTTATGCTCGGCCAGAGCCTGCGAAGGTGTCTTATCTTTCTGAGCGCTGAAGATTGCTTTCAATGCCGCCTCGCTTCCACGCTCCATGCCTGAGACGGAAAAGTCTGTGCGGTTATTTTTGCCTGCTCCCGTGTCGGTTCCGTCTCCAGTGCCGCCAGCCTGCAGAGTTGGGTCGATGGCTGGAAGCTCCGGAGCTGCCACCGTCAGTGCGGCCTGTGCTTCCACGTTTAGTGCATCAAAGGAGTCGGCCAGTTGAGTTGCCACGGCTTGTGTCTGCTGTTCGAGTGACTGCTCAAGTTCCGTCATCGCCCGATCGGGTATGTCAGGTAGGGCTGCGACAGTGCTTTCGAATCCATCAAGCAAAGGCGTCCATGCAAATTCCAGTTCAGCCGTGCCGCCGCTGGTGATGAAGTTCCAAATCTGGGTCATCGCCATTGCGATGTTCTTCCCGAGATTCGTGAAGATGGCGACTGTCCCGTTGAAGATGTCGGTGAAGATGTTTTTCCAGTTCTCCGCAAACCATGACAGGTAGGCAGGCATTTTGTCGGTGAGGAAATAGGCGATGTCGTTGAATGCAGTCACCATGATCGACACCATCGACAGCCCAACAAACTGGATGATCGGAACGATATTTTCAAAGAACCACCGGAACTTCGTGACCCATTCCATAACAACGGAAAGCATTCCTCCAAACGTGGCCGTGGTTGCTGCGAAGACGTTCGTGTAGGCGGTGTTGACGATCGCAGCCATCCCGCCAAACGCGCCTTTGATGACCATAAACAACTGATTGACGATCGGGGCAATGGCGGCAACCGAGGATTTGATGCCTTCGCTCATTGCAAGAATACTGGTGAGGACCGGTTTAAATGCTTCCGTGCCAACTCCGCCCAGTGCTCCAAGCGTCTGCATTAGGTTGTTTTTAATCTGCGTCAGCATCCCACCGGTTGTGTTGCCGATGTCTTCCAGCGAGTTCGCGTAGTAACCGTTGCCTTCTGTCAAATACGTCATTGCGGCGTCCATCTCAGTGATGCCGATCTTTCCGTCACTGATCATCTTGTCGAGTGCCGCGCCGCTCTTTCCGGTTGCGTGCTGCAGCCCCTCATAAATCGCAATACCACGCTCTGAAAGCTGGTTGATTTTGTCCTGACCGAACGATCCGCGATTCGCTCCCTGCTGGTAGATGCGTGCAAGGTCGCCAAGCTCGGTGCTCGTACCGGCCGCAATCTTCGCCAACTGGTCCGTCTTCGCCGCGAGGTCAACAGCGGCCACGCCACCCTTGAACAGCAGTCGTGAGGAATCCAGCAATTCCTGATTGTCGAACAGTCCGGCCGCTTTGGTCTTCTGGATGGAAGCGACAATTGCTGCCCCTTGCTCCATTGAATGCACCATCGTGCCGAACACTGCGATATTCTTTTCAACCGCAATGGCAACCTTGGCCCCGAACACAACCGCCGCGATCGCCCCATATATCGCGACCTGGCTTGTCAGTCGAACCAGTGAACCAAGCATCCCAGTTACGGAACTTGCCGCGGCCGCAAATCCTCTGGCCGCCATCGCCCCAGCAGCTGCGGCAACCGAGTAAAGAGCCGATGCGGTCATGACAGCAACGCGACCGGCAAGCATTAACGCGCTCGTCATCAGTGAAATCGCAATCGAAGCAGCTCGCACCGGATTTAACAGCACTAGAATCGGCAGCGTCAAGACCCTGATCGCAGTCGCAGCAACTCCAACCGCAGTCGAAACCAGCGACAGCCCGAATGATAAAACTTTCAGCGCACCGGCTCCCGCTTTCCCTGCGACACCCAACGCCAGCAGGCCGCCGACAACCAGCCGAATCGGCGGTGGTAGCATGGCAAGCCATGTGCCGATGACTTTGATGGCCCCAATCCATCCGCGAAACACGAACCAGACTTTCGCCACCGACAGCGAGAGGGACAGCAACGGACTGACAATAGACCATGCTGCCTTTGCGAGCCCGACGAAACCCATCACGAGAAGCTTGACCGGCAGCAGCACAGCACTGACAACCATTGTCAGTGCGTTAAATGCAGCGACAGCAACCGACCACACGGCTCTGACTGGGACCATCAGCATCGCGAAGGCTGTTGTCAACAGGTCAGTCACGATCATCACAGCATGGATGTTGTGCGCGATGTGCATGATTGCGCCGGACATCTGCCGCAGCACGGACCCCGCCCCAGTCGCTGCCGTGCTTACCAGTCTTGCTTCACCGGCGACCGTGTTTAATACTTTCGTCAGGTTGCTGGATGCTCGTGACGCAGTGTCTGCCGAAAATGCAATCGACGTAATTCCGGACTCGACGGCGTGCGCCGCTGTGGAGACTTTGTCTAATGCTTCGGCGGTCCCTTCGGCTGCGCTGGCGACCGAATAAAGTTTTGCTGAGCTGCTCCCTAAATTCTTAAAGTCGATGTCCCTGACGCTTGCGGCCAGTCGCCGCGCCGCAGGGTCTACCGCAATGATTGAGGTTTTTACTGCGTCAAGAGATACGACGGTCATCCGAAGTCCGCTGAGCGACTTCTGTAGATCGATATCGAGTTTGAATTCCAGATCGTCGAGATTACCGCCGGCCATGTTTTACCTCGACATTCGTTCGCGAATTCGCTGCATGATCTCCTCCGCTTCGTTCAGCGGTGGAGCGTCGTTGAACCGTAGCATGTACTTTTGTGGTGTGTGGTCCGGAGGTGCCTCGGATATCGCCGCCGAAACACTCCAGTACGTTGCCACCGCTGCCCTCAGGTCGTCTCGCTTACTGCCAAATGGCCTGATTCGATAAAACGCTGCCCACTCAATAATCTGCGTTTTTGTCAGTCTGTTTTCCAGATGGTCCGGATGCGATGATGAGTTTCCACCGACCCCGCACAGACAAAGCTCAAAGAGCATTTGCCGCGTGGAATCGGCTTTTAGTTTTTTTCCGCTGCGTCCAGCTGTGCGTCTACTTGCTCCTGGCTCTTGTTGTTGGCCTTGCCAATGATTGTCACGAGTGATGCGTACAGAGGAGCGTTGCCTGTCTTCAGGGACGCAAGCTTTTCATCACTGAAAACGATCGTGCCGTCAGCGTTGACAATTGACTTTTGAATCATCTCAATCTCTGCTTTGTCGCGGTCAAACTGCACTGGCGACTGAATGGCTTTCGCCAGTCGCTTTAGTTCACCAATCGGCAGTTGCTTGACTCTCGCACGCATTGACGGCTTGTGAGGCAATGGGAATTCCTCAATTGAGCAGGCTGTTTCCTGCTCGCAGTTTTCAGTCGTCAAAAAATCGGAGGACATCAATGGTCTTTCAGTTCAGGATTTGTTGAAGCCTGGCAATCAGTCGCTGCTTTGCGATGGGCCTGATCTCTCGCCAGTGTCGTTTGAAGTTTTCGTGAGTTGTGGTGTCGTTTCCGGCGTATCGTTGGGCAAAATAAATTCCAACCGCTGCCCGCGTTCCTTGTGATCTTGATTTGATGGCTTGTCGCGTTTTTTTTCGTGTTGCTGGTGTCTTGCTGCGAATCTCGGAGGCAATCAGCCGAGCCTCTTCCGCTACTGCTTCCGAAACTCGCTTTTCCAGCCGATTAATGAATTCAGTGAGCGTCACAAATCACCATCAGCGACGTCTGCAATCTTCGGCTCTGCTGGCTGAATTGGTGCCGTCACTGTTGTGGTCAGTGGTGAAGGCACCAAACCCAGATCAACCGCGTAGGCCCGCTCCATCATGGCCAACATTCGCTTATCCTTTTCGCCGAGCGAGTTCGTTTTCGATGCCTCTCGCAGCAGCTTAATGTCTGCGACGATTGCCTCACGCTTTGGGGCAGTGAGGTAGGCCATGACTCGTTTTCTGCACGCCTCGTCTTCCGGCAGTGCCTTCCCCAGAACGCACAACTTCCATGCGTCTGGATTGTCGACCACCTGCCCAACGGGTAAGTCTAGAAACTCAAGCGAGTCGTACATATCGCCCGCCGCTTCCACGCGGTTTTTTTCGTCGCGTGAAAACAGAGGATTGATGGCCCGTCCCGGTACTGTTCGAATGCACTTCATTGGAGCCTCTCAGCCTATCAGGTAGGCATTGCAATCTTTTCGGTGATCACAGCCTCAAACTTGCTTTCGATGACTGCTGCGCCCTTTGTGCTGATTGGCATCTTCGTGACGATGTATTTCACGCTGATCGTCTCGCCAGAGTTGGCCAGCTTGTAAGCACCAGTGATAGTCGTCTGTGCGTCGAACGCAACTCCGAGAGCGATATGGACGGCGTCAGTCGGGTCGTATGCGATGATGTCGGCCGAGAGCGAGCCAACGCCACGCACACCAGTTGCGATCGGAGTTTCATAGGCTCGATTTACGCCCATCAAGTTGTGAATCTTGTTTTCACCCGGATCCAGCTCAATGTTGTCGAGGAATGGAATCTCGGTGAGGGTGTTTGAAATCGTCATCTGCAGTTCGGTCAGCAGGGTCTTGTGTGAGACTGCGGGCATTGTATGGCCTTTCGGTTATTCGGATGCAAATGGAATTTGATCGCCGCGCAGGTCAAACAGGTTTGACTGATCCTGCTCGTTAAACTTGCGACGGATGTTGAAAACTGTCAGGCCCGCATGATCCGGAGCCTGTGCGTAAACGTCGTAGATCTGATCTCTGATTCTGGCCTTTGTCAGCACAGTGAATTCAGCAGACCTTGAAGCAAGGTCTGCCGTTTTCACTGTCAAGCGACCATCAACATCAGTGAAGGCTTCACCGCCGGATGGAATCTGGTCAATGTCTGTAAACGCCCGAAATCGGAGTTCGCTGTCATCATCCAGAATGAAATCGACGTCGGTTGCAAACTCTCTTTGCAGTCGAGGAATTGCAAACTGATTGAACCGCTGTTCAAATCGAGAAGCCATTAGCCACCGCCTGGCGGGATGCACTTTGTAAATCGCAATCCCATGTGCGGCTTAGTGGCTGCTGTCTTCCCTTTTAAATATCGATCAGCTTCAATCAGATCTTTGATTGGAACAGTCGACATCGACCGGCCATTTTCACTGGACGAGCTAACCATTCCTTTAGCGACCGACTCAATAGCGTCCTCAATCGATTCGATTGTTTCCTCTTCATAAGCCATTGGAACGCCTCCGGGATGTGGTCAGAAATCAGCGACAATCAGACATATGGTTTGTGCAGTGCCTGCGCTGTCGTGTTTGCGCCGCCACCGCCACCGCTCACGATGAATCCGAACAGTGCGTTATTTGTGCTGGTGGTTGTTACTTTGTTGGCGGAGTCGTCCCACCATACCTTCGCATAGTCCGCAGCGTTGTTGAGATTGACAACGTCATAGATCCCGCCGCCAGCCGCAACCGCGCCCTGCACAGCGTTTGTGATTGCATGATGTGCGACACCGCATGTCAGGCCGGTTGTATTGCCGAGCAGCAGAACGTCGCCTTCAGTGACGTTTGCGCTTGGCGTGTAGTCAATCATCTGCGGCTCGCCGCTACGGAATGTCGTCTGTGGCATTGATTAAGCTCCTTGAACTTGTTGTGAAACGAAACTAGGTGGCCTAACGACGGCCAGTGTTTTGTGACGCGCAATGATTTCAGCACCACTTGAAACGAACGCATCAACGGCCTGCGTCACGCCTTCATCCCATCCGGCATCGAACTCATTTGGCTTTAGTCGGTAATCATGGAACGCAATTAGCCCGCCTTCGTTGAGAACGGCGAGACTCTTTTGAATATCAGCCTCCACGAACTCACGGTCGTGATTTCCGTCAATGAACACTAAGTCATAACCGGGCTGCGGAATACTTTCGTCCGGATGGCACAATGTGATTTTGTCCGTCACTCCGTACTTTTTGCACGACGCCTGAAACGTTTCAAATGTGCTTTGCGGCTCTGGTGTCGCACGCCCATCGAAGTAATCAACACAGGTCACAGACGAAGCCGCACGAGCAATGCAGACCGTTGATTTTCCGCAGTAGCTACCGATTTCAAGAACCCGCTTTCCTTTCGATAAGTCAGCCAGCGCCCGACCTTCTTCGGGATGAAGCCAGCCGGGAATTTCAGATGGAAACGGAACCGGCAATTGGCTTTCTTCAACAGCTTGTGCGTCGAACTTTTGGCCCCATTGTCGGTCGTTCAAAAAGTCCAGCTCACCCCTGTGACTTACTTTGATTTTCCGAGTTGCCCCAATCTTCAATTGCTGCTCATGAAGCAATCGAGAAAAGTACCAGTCTTCAGGCTCAACTTGTGATTCGTATCGATTTGTCGCCGAATTGAAAACGATCCTGTCGTTGATCGTGAAATGTACCTTGCGAGCCCACTCCTGATCTATCTTTGCAACCCAGCACCCCGTATTGAGCAGCAGCGGACCACCGACATCTTCACTGGTGAATGTTTCAGGCAGTCCAAGAACCTCGTGCATGGTCAATCGACACTTCGGCCGCCATGCTTCGCCGCCGTCGATTGCCGTTGATGTGATGCCCTTCATGTCTTTGATTGGGACTACAACGCCAAGCACATCCAGCTGCCTCGCTTCGAGTTCTTCAATCAAATCGTCAAGCCAGAAATCAGAAGGCCCGATGTCATCATGCAGCATTGCGAAATACTGAATGCTTTCATCGTTGTGTAGTCGATTTAACATCGAGCACCACAAGCCATTGAAGTTTGCCGCCAACAGTGAGCCTTGGCGATACTCCACAGCAACAGAATCCATATCACGGCACGCTCGCCACAGTCCGCGACCTGCACTTGCAGTTTGCTTTCCGTAGCCAGGCATTCCAAGAAATACGTTTCCCTGTCGTGTGAAATCGCTCATGGATTACTCTACTGACGATGGCTTTGTGGATGGCTTGCCAGATGTCTTTTCAGGAACAGCCTTGATTTCTCCCGGAACTGCAATTCCACGAGCAATCAAGATTTGAGCAATCGACTGATCGACATCGCCTATTTGCCCTTCTGACAGCTTGCACCCAAAGGATGCGGCTGCGTTTCGCAGCATTAGGATTTTCATTTCAGTGATCCGAATGAATGAGAAAAAATCGGGGCTGAGTGCTCAGCCCCGTGAATCAATTAACCTGCGCTGATTAGCTTGCGCCGCCGTCAGCTCGAACGCCGCCGCGGTATTCCTGCAGCTCGACACCGATGTCGCAGTAGCCACGCATCTGGACACCAAGCGTATTGAACTCTGCATCCGCAGATTCAACAGTCGGCTCAACGCGACCGTTCAAGGCAACGATTTCGATTACCGGCAGGACAGCAGGGTCAGCAATCATGTACCACGCTGCCGCTGAATATCCGGTGTAGTTCGCGTTGCTCATGTATGGTGAGCTTTCCACGCGGAATCGGCCTGCGTATGGATTTGCTTCACCGATCGTGGAACTTGCTCCGGTGACAACCTTTTCAGATTTCATCAGAGTGTTCGCGGATACCTTCAGCGGAGTTGGCACAAGCAAGATACTCGCCTCCATTCCAAGTGGATCTCCGTTTGGATCGGTCTGATCCATGAAGATTGTTTCGGTCGCCTGCAGGCCACCGATGGTCATGTCAGCGACTGCTGTGTTAACGTTGGTCCGTCCGCTGGTGAAGAACGCTGAGTTGTTCAGGAACTTTGTCCAGAAGATGTTGTTCAGCTTCAATCCGGCACCACGACCAAGCTTCATCGGAACGGCTGTGATTGCTCCCAGATCGTCGTTGATGTAATCGGTTCGAGTGATCGCCAACATGCGGCCGTAGGTTTCGGCCTTGTTGGTGTAGGTTAGTTCTGACAACGTGCCATGCTTCAGCTCGCCGTCCGGGCCAACCTTTTCAAATTCCGTGTCAGCGATCAAAGACGTAGTCGTGATCGTTTTGAAGTCGCGAACATTACGGATGGCAGCAATTCGCATCGGCGTCATGTCGACCGAATCAAAACCAGCCCGCAGGAACTTGTTTGCAATGTTGCTTAGGATTGTGCTGATGCTGATTGTGGAGAATCCACTTGCTCGCATCATTCCCTGCGACTGCATTCCAAACGCAGCCCGCTGGACATCAACGCTCATCTGTGATCCACCACCCGCGCGATGCCCGTTTGATTCAGCGGCAATGTGCATCAGTTGATTCAGGCCGATTGTGCTCTTGAATCGATCGTGAGCAATCTGCAGCGTCTGATCGTCAAACATCTTGTCGAGGTTTGGTGCATTCGCAGCTTGGCAGATTGCAGCTTCCAAAACCTTGTTCGTCATGCGTTCGACACCACGACCGGTGATGCGGTATGGTTCTGGCGCACTGGCTTCAAGCAACTCCAGGCGGAACTTATCGAGAGCCCATTTTGCTTCGATAGCCTGCTCTGTAAGTTGCTTGATTGCGTCGATGTTGTGCGGCTGTGAGTCGCAAGCTTTTAATGCGTACTCGGTGATCTGATCAACGCGGGATCGCTCCGCCTTCTTTGCTTCAAAGCCGGTCAACCCAGCTTCAACTTTCTTTGCCGGCGCAGACTGCCCAGCATAGTTTGCCTGCAGGCCAGAAATCTGTTCTGCGTTGAGGTTGTCAGCGTCGAAACCCATCGCTTCGACCCACGTTTTGAATTTTGGTTCCATTGTACTTCCCTTTGCGGATGAAGCGGCAGATGCCGCGATCGTTGCGGTTGTGTTGTCGTCCGCACCGTGCGAAACGAAACCAAAACCTTTTAAAGTGCCTGTCCGTGTGATGTACGCGGGGCCTGTGATTTCTTGACCGTTGACGGTCACTGTTTTGCCTTTGGCGAGTTCCTCAACCTTGTGCGGCACAACTTCGAGTGATGCCTGCCACTGGTAGCCGTTGGCGGCCGAGTTAACGACTTCGTCACGCGCTGCCGTTGCGGCTGTCGCCTTGCCATTTGCTACGAGCTGGCTGCCATCGTTGACCAGATCAAAGTTTCCAACTCGTTTCGTTGCGTCATGATCGAGATTTGCGACTAGGACTTTGCCTGCTTTAAGGCCGGCAAGATCAACAACAACTGGCATGTCCCAGCCTGCGATATTGAGCGCCCCGCCCGTGTAGAACGTGCTGCTGAATGCCTTTGGGCCTGTTGCTGCGTCGCCCTCTGCGGCTTGGATTGTGACAGGTGCGGACATTCCAACGATTGCGTGCTTAGCCATTGGCTGGAGTCTCCTGCGGCTGTGTTGGTGGCGTTGCCGGCTCTGGTGGCTTTGTGATCCCAAGGATCTGAGCCACAACCGGGATGACGTGCTGCGGAAGATTCAGCAGCATGTTGATCTGTCTTTGCTGTTCAACGGTGATCCCGTTTGATACTGCCGTCTTCTGCAGTTCGTCTTCTGGATCAAGGCCGCTGGCAATGTGCTCTGAAGCGATTGACGAAGTACCGTTCTTCAGCTTCTTGTCAGCTGCGTTGGCTTCGCTTTCGATGTCCGCAACCTGGTGCTTTGGCCAGTCCCAAACGTGAGTCTTTGCGCCTTCGCTGATTGCATCAGGATTTCCGCCAATCCAGTTGTAAGCCGTCACCGCATAGTCAAACCACACGGCAAACATCGGCTCCAGAACACAGTCCTCACAGTCCTGGCGATCGCTGTCCAGATGGCCGTAGTAGGTCTGGTGATCAAGCCGGCCTGAAGCATAGTTGTAGGACGATGAATCACAGGCCGCTTTGTTGTACGGCATGGACTTTGGGCGAGCCTGCTCATTCACAAGCGACTTTGAGAACTCAGCATGATTTGCTGTCGGTTGTTCCGCTTTCGGCTGAAATGCGTCGTAGCCAGCAGGCAGCGCGGTCATCATCCGTTTTTGAATGTCCAGAGTGGACATCGCAGAAACGGAATCCATTTCTTCCGGCTCAAACTGCGTTTTGATGAAGAGTGAGAAGTCGGCAATGTTCTCCGCTGCGGCAACTGTGGCTTCTCGCCATCGACGGGCAGACGCACCGAGATTGAGCGTTGAGGCACATTCGGGGATTCCTCGATGTTGCCCAGGGCGACGGAGTTTAAACCAATGTGTTACAAACCTCGCCGCAACCTTTTCAGGATTGATGAAACGATTCTGAGCGGTCAGATTTGATCCCGGATGATGCTCCAGAAAATCATACAGCGTTGGTTTTCCAAATTCGTCAAACTGAATGCCGTCGATGTAGCCCTTAGTATTGTACGGCAGATAGGGCGTTTGACACTGCTCAGTTTCGTGCAGCACCCAATCGAGTTTGACGCGGCTTTTCAGCCCGGAATTGCGGCGCAGAACCCCAAACCCTTCGCCGTCCTGATGCTTGGCATGTGCAATGCACCACAGCTTGCGACGGAACTGAATCTCTTTGGTCCAGTTCCACCAGGCGAGTTCAACCATACGGTTGAAGCCTTCAGATCCGGTCTGCATTCGCAGTGAAGGAGCGCGGCCGATCAAGTCGGTGGCGTAGGTCATCGCGATGCCGTCCGAATAGCCGTTGTTGGCTACATCGTAGCGTGATCGCTTCACTAAAGTCGCACGAACTTGCGGCGAATTAGCGGAGTCAGCGTCTAGGGCATCAGCAGGAGCCCAGTAGTTTTTGTACTCGTCCGATGAACCAGCTGCGTCATAACTGGCGACGAGTTTCCGGCGTCGATGCTGCTCACTGAGATTGCTGGCAAAGACTTCCCCAAGATCCCGGCGCGATCGCGACTGCAGCCGGCTGATCGGCCGGGCGTACTGATCGAGGATGATTGGCGGGAATGGGTTCTTGACCATGCCCGCAACGATAGCGGGCGATTATCAAATGTGGGGGATGTTGCGGGCTGTTGATTCTACAGGTGGAAAGGTCATTACGACAAATCCCCTTCAGTCTCCTCCTCAGTTTCATCATCAACACTTCGCACAATCTGCTCCGGCTGCTGCATCGTATACAGTTTTTTTCCGCAGTGCCTGCACTGTTTGTAACGGAACGTCGACGCAACTCCAGGGATAGTGCCGTATGTCCGGAAGTCAGCGCATCCGCACTTTGGACAAACCAACCGGCCCCCAGTTCCTACTGATCGTGCTGCCATTTCTGCGAGTGTCAACTGTGGTTTCCCTTTCATTTGCCAGCCGCCATTTCTGCCAGCGTGCGGGTCTGTTTCGTTTCCTGCGTTTTCTGTTTCTGCCGCTGAATAGACACCGCCACCAGTGACATGTATGCAGCGTCCAGCCAGTGGTTTTTATGGTACGTTGTGACCCACTTCAGAACCTGCCCCTTCCCTTTTTCGTAGACTGACTCCTGCTTTTCTGCCGTCAGCTGTTTGGCTAATTCACGTCGAGTTCCGGGCTTCGATTGCCTTGGTAGTAGCAATGCCTGCGGATGGTCGAGATCCACGCTTAGTGACCGATGCAGCCTGAGTTTCCATGCGTCTGCGTTGTTGTGGGTCACCTCAAAACGTCGCATCTTTCCCGCGAATACTCGTTCCGTTGAAACGAAATACCAGCTATCACCAAGCTTCGTGACTGTTCCGCCGCGTTTCTTTGGTGCGTTATATGTGGCCTTATGCTTCTTGTACCCAAAGCCCATCGCCGGCATCCATGACGAGCATCCCCAGCAGGCTTCATAAAGCGCATCAGTGTTCCAGTGACAGTCCAGCAACGTCAAATCGACGTGTAGCTTTTCGACATCTGGACGGCCTTCAATGCTGTACCCGTAATCGAATCGGTCGCGTGTCTCGTGAACTGCCTGCTGAAGTGCCTGAGCTTCTGGGATCCCTTCCGGAACTTTTGTGTATCCAAAGTCAATGCAGACAACTCGACCTGATTTCGTTTCAGCGACGACAAACCATTCGAGCTGCTCTTTTCTCGCATCGACCCCGGCAACAATTCGCACTGTATCGGCCGGCGCGATCATCCGCGGCAAATCATGCTGGCGATTCTCGACAGCTTCGACGCTAAGAGGTTCCACGTCGACGGTTCGCGGAGCTGGCGGCCATGCCCATGTCCACTGAAGCAATTCACGAGAGGCTAAATCCTCATCAATGGCTCGCTTTGCCCGCCATTCGTCCACGCCAATCATCGCGACGTCTGCAAATGCGTTGGATGCTGCGGAGTACCTGAATCCACATGTGCGAGTCTTTGGGAGTTCCCCGACAATCTGACCGGCTTCGAATCGCTGGCCCTTGTGGAGCACTTTGGCGTTCTTCAATTGAGTTTTGCGGATCTCTTCAGACCAAAGAATTCCACAGGCAGGACATGAAAACCTCGATTCTTCTGCGTCGATTTCTTCCGTTGCTTCCTGCCAGCCTACAAAGTGCTCGCGCTCTGGTGCGACGTATTCACCGCAACTGTGGCAAGGAATATGGACGAGCCCTGATGATCCGTTCTGCCATTCCTGCCAAATGCGGCCAGTTTCTTCTGAGACTGTGCATTCCAGATACACCCGCTTTCGATTTCCAAAGAATCGCGTTCGCCCTTCCATCTGGCGGAGCTTTGTCGCTTCATCCGACGCACCGCCGACCTCATCGAGCTTGTCCGCTTCTGTCACCACGAGGACGCGACTTGTGAAAGCAGAACGCTTTTCGTCTCCACCACCTCCCGACATGAACTTCAGGTTCACGCCGTTGCGAAGAGTGATCAGCTCGGGGGTTCCTCCCCTGGATCCGCCCCCATTCTTCGGCAGCAGATCAGCGAATCTGCTCGACTCGATGGCTGGCTTGATGTCGACTTCCCATTTGTCGCGAGCAATATCCATTGTGGGGAGTCCGACGATCACAGTCTCTTGAACTTCAAAAGCGTGGTACATAATCGGGATGACGTAGCCGGCCAGCGTCTTTCCAGACTGCTGACAAGCGACAAATGCAAACCGGGACCATCGGCCAGAATCGATTTCATCGAACCACAATCCATGTGCCGGCTGGCGATGGCACCGAAATAACTGGCCCTTGTAATCGCCATCTGGAATAACAACTTCCTGTTCTGCGAACTGCCGAATCGTCCGAAGTGGCGAAACTCTGGCATATCGACGAAACGCCTCCACCCACGCTTCATTTGAGGCAGTTGCAAACGATATCCAATCAGTCGCCATCTGATCCATGAAGTTGTGTCAATCCTCGTTCAACCTCTTCGGTTGCTTCCTCAACCAATGAGAAGGCATCGTGGTTCTGTTGTCGCTTGAACGTCTCCGCAAGCCTCTTAAATGGCGAAAGGATTGCTCTCGCGCAGTCCATGAATCCATCCATCATCACGACCTGTCCTCGCTTCTCTGCCAGCTTTATTTCTTCCTGTTGAGCCCTTGCCATCCGATAACGCTCAAGACCCTCAGACTCTTCACCGTTTAGCATCGGGTCATCTTCGACGGGTTTCGGTTGCTCTGGCTTTGACCGCCCAATGTTCCATCCGATTTTCCGGTTCGTGTTGATAGCCCACTGTGCAATTTCGGCGAGGTCATACGATCGTGGCTGAAATGGCATGCCGTCGTTCGTCCAAGAGGCCACCGTTCCGGACGGTACGCGAAAAAACTCCCCAACCTCCTTCCGGCTGCCTACGATCCACGGCTTCTGTTGTTGATTTCCCACATTTCACACACTGTTGGTAAAAAAGTTGGTCCGATTTTAAACCACTGACTAGCAGGCCTCTCAAGAGGGACCCAAACCCGGGGGCTATGGGCTACCAATGACGCTCGTGACATTGGTTACTGAATCGCTATCGATCGTCACGCTCGACCACACATCAGCCTTGCCACGCTTCCACTCGCATACACTGCCTTGAACAACCTCAAATTGAGCGATCCCATTAACGTTTGATGTTGCTGTCTGCTTCGAGCCCTTGTATGCGATGTTCTGTGATCCGCTTGGTACAGTGACAATCCTAATATCAATAGCAACAGAGGCTTCTGGCTGCCCCGCTGCATTAAGACAAAGAACAACGATTGCAGACAGGCTTGGATTGCTTGGTGGTGTGATACTCACGACTGTCATTGAGTACGTCGCAGTCTCAGTACCATTCACAACCAGCGTTGTCCCAGCATAGCTGTAGCCTGATTTAGTGACGCTCACTGTATACGTCGCATCGTCCAGATTAAACACCGCAACACCGCTCACGTTCGTCAGTGCGGTAAATGTGTTTGCCCCTTCCGTCATGCGGACTGTTGCGTTCTGCAGGACGGTTGTGCCATCGTTCACAGTGATCGTTACTGTTCTTGCCCCTGTACCTGATCCACCACCACCCTCGATTGCAGAAATCGCAGCAGGCAATGTTGTTCCCGTATCCGTCAGGATATCGTCAATCTTCGTACCAGTCGCGGAGTCCAGTGCCGCTGCTATTCGTCCTGATTCCAACGCTGCTGGCAATCGTGTCTGGATGTCGTTCGTGTCGCTCTGGATCGTGTCAACACTGGTCTGTGTCGCAAGCCCGCTTTGGATCTCAGTGACTGCATCCGTCGCAAGGGACGAAGCGTTGACTGCGTTGGCTGCGATGCTTGCAACCTTAACCTCTGGAATTCCCGCCGCTGCTGTCAATGCCGTACCACCAAACTTCCTCACGTCAGCAGTCTGCACTTCAATCGAAAACTCACCAATCAGCAGCCCTGAAACGCTGTATGTGGCCACAGTTGTCGCTGTCACCAGCCGGACATGGTACACCGATCCTGAAGCCCAAAACCCGACATCTCCAGTGCTGT